GTTTAAATATACAGGGGGGGAGTATAATTTTTAGCTAATATAAGTCAGATAACGGGTAAGCCGGTACAGGGGATTGGCCGCATTGCTTCGGCAATTCAGTATCCCGCTATGGCAACAAAATATGTTTAGAGTTGGGTGTCGATGTGGCAAGTGGTATTGGTATAATGGGGTTAAACTAGCTCCCGTGGCGGACGATGGGGTGCAACGCTGTTTAGGCTGCGATGATTTACAGGCGGTATTTAATAAAAATAAGAGCTTAGTACAGCGAAGAAGAAGCTATGCCTACTACCACAGAACTGCTGGAAATTATCAAAGGTAAGTTACGGGCTAAGGGTAAGGCAGAATTGCGTTTTAGGTTTGATATTGACCACGAGGTAAAGCGGTCGGCGCAGATAATGCAGTTAGAGGCAGAGGTTAAAAAGTTGGCCGATATGATAGCTGACCTATCCAAGAGGGGTGAAGTCTTATCAATTGAGCTTATGGGGCGGTACAAACGGTTGCAGGATGTACTAACCTATATGCGGCAATCAGGTAGTAAAGGCTATATTGAGCTGGTAACGGATGGGACGGACATTTGGTACGAACAAGACCGGCAGCTACCATTGCCAAAAGACGGGTTGCCTGATGGGTTGGCTAGAGGGAAGTATAAACGGTATCTAGAACCGATGCAGTTTCCAAACTTTTACAAACGACGAACGCAGGCATTAGAATTATTCGCTAAAAAAGCAGGTATTATATGAGTACAGTAACAGATTTCAAGGGCTGGTACACCGGGCCAAGGGATAAACGCCGGATGATTAAAAAGGCGTCACAGCAATTCGCCGATGAGATTCGTCAGCAAAGTCCCATTGGTATCGGTACGGTTGCGGCACGGAATTACCAGCAAGAGATTGCTGATGAGTTTGAAGCTGGAAGGCCGAAGATGGCGAGAGGGGTTAAATTAAAAGGCATTAAACAAACAAGAAATTGGGTGAAACGAGGGTATAAAAATGGCTAAGGGATTACAGAAAACAGCCACTAAGACAGCCTTGGGGTTAAACCTAAGACAAGAAGAGTTTTGTCGGTTGTTTGTTGGTGGTGATAGAGATTTCTTCGGTAATGGAACTGGGTGTTATATTGAAATATACCAGCCCAAAAGAATAGGGAATTGGTATAATGGAGCAAAGGCTTCGGCATCTAGGGAGTTAACCAAAGTTAACGTTATTCGACGTATAAATGAATTATTAGACGTTGAAGGTTTTAACGAACAGAACGTTGATAAGCAGCATTTGTTTCTTTTAAACCAGTTTGCTGATTTCAAAAGTAAACTTGGAGCGATAAAAGAGTTTAATGCTTTGAAAAAACGGATAGCTCCAATAGATGCCGGCATTAGAACGGTGATAATCAACTTTAATGGAATTAAAAATCAACATCAACCCGACGGCGAAGCAATGGGAAGTATACCAAGCACTGCGGAACCCATTGATTAATACTATCTTTTTTGGCGGCGGCGCGGGGGGAGGAAAGAGCTGGTTGATTTGTGAAAGCCGATTGGTGAACTGCTATCAGTACCCAGGCTACCGGAGTTTCATCGGACGGGAAGAATTGAAACGGTTGATGCAAAGCACGTATGTTACCTGGACGAAGATGTGTCAGTACCATAAGATACCGGCCAGTGATTGGCGGCTTAACGGACAGTACAACTACATTGAGTTTTATAACGGTAGCAGGATTGACCTTTTAGACTTAAAGTTTTTACCTAGTGACCCTTTGTACGAGCGGTTTGGTTCTATTGAGTATACCGATGGGGCGATTGAAGAAGCCGGTGAGGTAGACTTCCTTGCGTATGACGTATTGAAATCTAGAATTGGCAGGCATCTGAAAGAAGTGTTGCGGCCAACGATGTTGATTAGCGGCAACCCTAAAAAGAACTGGACGTATCAGTATTTCTACAAACCATACAAGGAAGACAGATTGCCTAAGAGTACGGTATTTATTCAAGCTCTCTACAAAGACAATCCGTACACGGCTGAAGAGTATGGTAAGCAGTTAGCCCAGATTAGCGATAAGGTAATGAAGCAACGGTTGATGCTGGGGATGTGGGAGTATGAGGATAACCAAACGGCATTGGTAAGTTACGATAGTATCGTTGACTTATTTACTAACACGGTTGAGAAGAGTGAGCAAAAGTTCGCGACAGTTGACGTGGCGCGGTACGGACAAGACAAGACAGTAGCGATGCTGTGGCAAGGATTACAGGTATATAAAATAATTGTTTGGGAGAAACAGGGACTTGATGTTACGGCTGAAAAATTAAAGAACCTCTTAGCCACCGAGCATATTCCATACTCGCACGCCATTGTAGACGAAGATGGTATCGGCGGCGGGGTAGTAGATATCTTACGGGGCGTTAAAGGGTTTGTCGCCAATTCAATTCCTGTGCTTAAAGGGGTTACAACCCAAAAAGAGAACTTTAAGAACCTTAAAGCCCAGTGTGGATATAAATTGGCTGAATGTATTACTAAGCATCAAATTGGTATTAACACTGAAGATGAGAAGCTTAAGGCGTTGATTACTGAAGATCTGGAACAGTTACGGCAGAAAGACGTTGACAAAGAAAACAAGTTACAGCTTATGCCTAAAGAGGACGTGAAGGAGATTCTAGGACGCAGCCCTGACTTTAGTGATTGCCTGTTAATGCGTATGTGGTTTGTGGTAAATAAAATAGGGTTACAATTTATTAGCAGTGAAGACCGTTTGTTTTACGAAAAGATGCAGGCATTTAAAAAGAAGAAAAGCGGCTTTGATGCTAACCAAGCAATAGCCGGTAGTATATAAACTATGGAAAACAAGACAATACTTATCGAAAAAATTAAGGCGGAGAACCTGAAGCGTAAACAGGAGTATAAGCCCAGCGCCGAGGAGGTGCAAAAGGTTACCGAGCTTAATGCTTTGTTTATTGCTGATGACCAGGCGCGAGATGAAGAGCTTAGGCGGTTGTTTAATGGGCGCACGTTAGTACAGTATCTTGACGATAACCAGAAGCGGATTAACGGTGATGTGCAGCCGCGCACTGATGCTGATGATGAGTCTTTTCGGTATGCTAATCTATTATCACGCAACAAGTTACTGGCAATCCTATCCAAGATAGCCACGGTACGGATGATGTTTAAGTTTGCCGACAAGTACACGGGGGGCAGTTTTAAGAAGCTTAGAATCTTTAATGCCTGGTATAACCATTTTGCCAACCTTGATAACGAGGAAGTGAAGCAGTTTAGCTGTATGTGGAACGCCTGGGTTGACGGTACGGTAGTTAGCTGGGACAAACCTGAAAAGCAGACTAAAGAAGTGTCTAAGGTAATTAGTGCCGACCTTGAGAAAGGTATTTATGAGACGGTTAAACAGACGATTGAAACCTTTTGCCATAAATCACACATTATCCCCCTGCAAGATGTGTGGTTTGGGGACGTTTGGGAGCAAGATGTACAACTACAGCCCCACGTTTGGTTGCGGTTTGAGATGCCGTACCAGACGTTTTGGAAGATGTTTGGCAAATTAAAGAATGCTAAATACGTTTGTCCGACCACTGAAACACAGACTAATGATGTGTTTTACCGTAGTGGTACCATTGGGGTTAATAAGGTAGAAGTGTTCTTCCACTTTAACCCGTGGGAAGACCGAATGGTTATTTTAAGCAACAGGGTTAGCTTGTACGATGGCATTTTACCGTATGGTGATGAGTATTATGGTAAACGTATCCCATTAGCAGTAGGCCAGAATGAATTGCTTTTGCCTAATTGTATTTATGGAAAATCAGGAGCTGACAAGTTGCGAGGCGAACACGACATTGTAGGGTTCTTACTTACTAGGTTGGCTGACCGTGTAAACTTTACAACCAACCCGCCTATTTTTACCGAGGGCAACCCAGATTTACCCGAAAAGATTACGATGAAGCGTGGCCAGATAATCCCCGTAGACAACCTCAATGGTATTAGGGAATTTGCGTTTCAAAACAATGCTGGTGAGATTATTCAGGCTATCCAGACGTTTAAAAATGAAGCTGACCTTACATCGGTATCCGAAACAACCCAAGGGGTGGCACAACCGAACCGTACCGCGACGGCAGAAGCGATTGCAGAGGCTGGAGTACGTCAATTAGTCGGGTTGTTTAATTTCTTTATTGAAAACTTCTTAGCTAAACGGGCTGAAGTACGGGCTAAGAATATGTTGCAGTTTAAAGACATTCCCGAACGGATTGTAACGGATGAGAACGGTAAAATTGTTAAGCAAGAGTATGGGGTGTTTACCGAGCGCAATGTAACCTTAGACGATGGCACTAGAGGGGATATTGTATATAACATTGTAGAAGGAGCGGATTACTTACCTGATAAAGAAACACTTGACATTAGGGAGGCGGTGGCAATGCGTGAGGGGCATAATGTTCAGTATAAGTATCTAACACCTGACTATTTTGATGGGTTAGAGCTTGAGATCAAGGCTGTGCCTGGCAGTAGTACCGAGATGACTCCGGCGTTGCGCAAACGAGTGGAAATTGAGTTTCAGAAAGGTTTTGCGGCATTCTATCCACAACTATTTGTCCAGAACCAGAATGAGTTTGCTAAGGATTACCTTGATGTGTATGAAAAGGATATTGATAAGTTTTTAGGCCAGCAAGCTACACAGCCGCAAATGCCGATGCAAGGAGCGAACCCACAAATGACAAACCAATTAACTAACAGCCAACCTGTTCAGGCAGTAGCCCCGCAGGTACAAATGGCTTCATTGTAACCTATGGCTAAAAAATACAAAGTAGTAGATGTTCTAGCTGATGAAGAGTTTGAGAAGACGTTGAATGAGGAGAGCAAAGATGGTTGGGAGGTGTTGCAGGTGTTGGATTATGGGCAGGATTTTGGCACACGTTTATCAGCAAAGA